CCTGATTCCTTCGAGTCGGTGTTGAGCTCCGTGCCGTCGCTGATAATCCGCTTCAGCTCCGGTATATGGGCGGTTATGACATCCCTCTCCGCCGTCATGCATTTGCTGACAAGCCGCAGGTACTCCCTCTCCGCCCCCTCTGGGTATTTCGGAGTGTACTTTGCCGCAACCATATGCCTCCCCCTGTTCCTGCGTTTCAGCTCCTCACGCAGTGCCTGCTTCCTTAGTTCCTCGTCCATGCTATGTCCTCCACCAATTACTTCCACTCGGCATACATTACAACGTACCTTCCCTTTCCTGCTATTTTGTCTTAAAAAAATGTAAAATAAAAGAACACCCCTTTCGGGATGCCCTTGTATAACCTTAGTGTATATTAAATTATATTTATGCATCTTCCTGATTGTATGATGAATCTGGTATTCTTACTTCAATTGTCCCATATTCTGCTGGCAGGTTAACATTGTTTTCATAATGTCTCTTCTCTGTGTCGGAAAGCATGTCATACCAGTCCATTTTGCATGTGTTTATGCCACCCTGTATGTATTTAATCTGGTCCATGGAGCTACTCAGCATAAGTTTCGCCTCTGAATCCAGTTGCTTATTGTTGGTAATATACATGTCTATCTTCTTATATGCTGTGTTGGAAGCCAATTCTATATAATTAATATGCCTGTACGACCTCAACGCGAGTTCTTCCTGCTCCTGCTTGAACTCCTCCTTTGACGATTTCTTAGTCAGCAGCCACGAGAACACCACACTTCCAAATATATTGATTGTAACCGTTGCAAACTCTTGGAGTTTGCCCACTACGGACAGGGTTATAGATGATATAACCATGAATGCTGATATCAGAAGTATGAAATTATCTAAATTTGTATAAAAATGTTTCCAAAAAGCATATATGCTGTTGCCTTTTCTGATAACCCTGCCTAGGATAAATCCAACTATAATACCTGCAGCAAGCAAACCAATATTAAGCACCACTATTCTTCCCCATCCTTTCACTGTAATAATCCCTCATGACAGACAGGGAAATGGGATTCCTTGAATATGCACTCGCCGAACAACCGCCACGAGCCTGCCGCCAAGGTGTTTCAGCATGTGTCATGCTTTCCAATTCGTCCGCAGTATAACACCCGTAAACCTCATAAACCTTATCAAGGAAAAGTGGTGTGTTTTTATGTTTAAAAACCACCTCTTCAGCTACTTGAGGTATCGGTTCCCAGCCCCACATTCGGTATCTGTCGTATAAATCCGGTGAAACGGGACCATGAATCCATGCCTCAAAGCAGTTTGAAACCAATGGCACGCCAAAATTCGCCATGTGCCATGCCTGGGCGTAATAGCATAATTTTTGGAGTTTCTTGTGTGTCATGGATTCCCTTGTAAGGAAATACCTTGCTACATCATAAATGCTTTCCATATGGAGTCCCCCTTTCAACTCCATTATATGCTACAACCCTCAAATATGCAACATGGTATTCAGACGTGAATTTTTGCATAAGAAAAGAACCTTGCGCAACCGCAAGATTCTACTCAATTTTAATTATACTATTTTCTGTCCGTTATTGTAAGCCTTCTTGGCTTCATTAAGACTCATCTTGTAATATCCTCTCAAATCAGGATTTTTTGTTAATACAGCATCATCAATCCATTTACATTCTGGGCAAAACTCATAAGAATCATATTCTTCAAACTCATGCTTTCCACACACAGGGCACATATGCTTTCCATTAGTCATCTTCAATACCTTCTTTCGCTAGTTCTTCCTGATAATATTTTTCTCCATCTTCAGGCTTAAACATGGTTCTAATACCTTTTTTGATATCTGCCTTGACGTAATCATTTTTGCTTGTATCATATCGGCAAACATATCCCTCTTTGGTCTTATAACCCTGTATTGTCCCTCCGACTGGCATTTCTGCAAGTTCCACTGCTCTTTGTGCATATTGCTCTTTGGTAGTTATTCCATCTTTTGCATACTCCTCTTGATGAGTTCTGCCATTCAGCCAATGGTTATTCAAATGCTGACTACTCTTAAAACCTTTAACTTCCAAAGAGTTCGCACCCTTTGCACTTGCAATAATACCACTATTTTCAGAATTTTTCAACGGTTCAACTTCTTTTTCACCCTCTGGTTTTCTTCCCGAACCTGGTCCGCCGTCAGTGTTTTCAGACTGTGGATTTGCAAGCTGTCTGGCCAGCTCTTTTATTGACAGCTCGAATGGCAGGAACAGCTCCTCATTGTGCAGCTCCGCCATGGTCATAAACCTAGCGTCCTCCATCTCGTCGTTGAATGCGTTTGGCGTGCCGTAGAACTCGGTGCACAGGAATACCTGCGAGGGGCAGTAGCCGTCTGGTATACCGTCTATCACAGCCAATGGGATTATGTTGGCGGCATATATGCCGAACTCCTCCCTTGTCTCCCTTATCGCCGCCTCCTCTGGTGTCTCACCTGGTTCAATGTGTCCGCCCGGACCGCAGGTGAGCCCGTTGTCCTTTCTAGTGCCTGCAAGTATCCTGCCGTCTTTTATAACGATAACGCCGCATCCCGTGGGGGCTGTCCGTACTGCAACATCGGCTGAATCATCAGCCGTCTCATCAGGCGCATCCTGTTCTGCGGATAACGCCGTTCCCGATGTCTCCTCGGACTCTCCCCCAATTCCGCCTGCATCTATGCTGTTCCAGTCCACCTCGCCCTCGTCAAGTATGTCATTGACCGTGAACTCACCGTCCTCCGCAAGCCTCTTCCTGACCTCTGACACATCCAGCGCCTGCATGTCAACGTAAACCTGTGCGGTCTGTGCCTTTGTAAGCTCCGTGGCTGCCTTTTTCTGGTCGACATCCGCCTGCTCTGAATCGCTCATGCTCCACAACGGCTTGAATGCCAGCTTATAGTCAGGGACTTCCTCAAACTCGCCCTTGTACCTGCCAGCCTGCAGCACCACGTCTATGAGCACCCCCATGTTCTTCTTGAGGTTAAGCTTCTGTATCTTGCCCACGTATGTGTAGTAGTTCTCCATGTCGCCCTCGCCTGTTGAGTTCTCGCCAGCGGGTGAACGTCCGAACAGCTTGGTCTGCGGTATGTTCGTGACTGCGGACAGCATGTTGCAGGTGGAGTCTATTATGTCCTTCACGCCCGTGAATGACACGGTCTTGTAATCATAATCCTCGTTCTTGTCTATCGCTATGCTGTTGATGATGCCCTTGGCCATGTCGATAATCTCAAGCCTCCTCAGCACCATGTCCTCGCCCTGTTCCGTTTCAAGCATCTGGGCAAGGTTTTCCATCTTGTATATTGTCTGCACCGCCCTGTCGAGCAGCTTCACCCCGTTTCCATGGGAGGTGACCGTCTCCTGCAGCGCCTTTTGTATCCTTATGTATTCGGGGATTCCGAAAAACCTGTATTCGGTATTCGTGCCCGACTGTGGCATTGAGCCGTTCCTGAAGAGCAGGCACCTGCTCTCGTGCACCCTGAACGGCGAGCCGTACATAGGCGACACGTCGTAGTATTCGGGCATTCCGAATTTTGACCATCTGCTGTCCCCCGGCCTGTAATTGTATATGCTGTTGTAGTCTGGTGTGACCAGCGGGCGTTCAAAGACAATCAGCTCGTCAATGCCGTGTATGTTGTCCCAGTCAACGGGGTCAGTCAGACCGCCGCCGTCATCTATCATCATCACGATTATTGCGCCGCCGTAAAGCCTCGACCATTTGAGCGCCTCTGCAATCTTCTCCTCGCACTCCAGCTCGTCAAGGGAGTCGTTTATAAACGTCTCAATGTCCTTATCCCCGATGCCGAGTTCGATTTCACCGCTTGCGGCGTCATCCGCAGGGATGTCTATTATCTTTGCAAAGAGCCCGTTGCCCTCGTAGTTCACCGTAAGCTCAACATCCGCAACAGGCTGTTCCGCCTCGAACTCGTAATGCTCCGACACGTCGTTGCTGGTTCCGTACCTGTTGAGCAGGTTAATATAGCCGTCCATTCGGAAGCGGTCCTTTATCTTGTCAAGTATAGCGCCCATCTATCGCACCCCTCGTTCCAAATCAGCTTATCAGGCTGTTGATATTGAATAGTTTCTTCTCATAGCATGAAAGCGAGACCGCGTCAGCCCTGTCGGGTGAGCTTATCCCGCGTTTCTTCATCTCTTCCTTTGTCTCCAGGATTATCCTGCCCCTGCTTGAAAGCCTGTACTTCCTGCATGAGAACTGAGCCACCGTGTCATTGTCATTCTGGAGGCTCACCTCCTCGTTGCGCATAAGCTCCCTCACCGTGCCCCACATATAGCTTGTAAGGTTGTCGTACAGGTCGCACGCCTTTGTCACCCCGTCACCGGTCACGTCATCGGGCACCCTGCCCGCCGCATTCACCGGCACGACCTCCATCCGCGTCAGGTTCTCCTCGCGCTTCACCTCTGCAAGCCTGTCAGTCACCCCGCCGCCGAGCCCGCAGTCGTCTATGTTCACATATATCCTGCCCTTGTATGCAGGGAAATCGGCAACCGTCTTTCTGTACAGTTGGACTATCTTCCCAACCGTCGTCATAAGGCTCTGCCCGTTAAATATTACTGGCAGCGTTATCCTTCCCCCCACATTTGAGGCTATTACAGTTTCATCATTGCCGTAGCGTGCAACGTCCACCCCGAAGGATATCCTTCTGATGGGAATGCCTTCCGGAAGGTCAAGCATTGTACAATGTTCGATAATTGGAAGCCTTATAAATGTGTCGTCCGAATCAAGCTCTGGGAACTCCCCCAGCACCCTCACCCTCACCACGTTGCTGTCAATTCCGTACTTGCGTATCAGTGAGTTAAGGTTTTCCTTGTTAGTCCTTGGGCTGTCAAGTGACGATATTGTATTCAGTGCATATATATTCCTGTCGCTGTGGAATGCGTCAAAAAATGTGCCGGAAGTCCTCGTCGGGTTCCCGCACATCAACAATTTGTTATTGCCTCCTGAAAGTGTTCCGAGTATCGCCTCCATGATGGGGTCTGCGACACCCGAGGCCTCGTCCACTATGAACAGCATGTTGTCCTCGTGGAAGCCCTGCATGTTTTCGGGCTTCGTGGCAGTCCTTGCAACGGCAAACCACCGCTTCTCACAGCCCTTCATGTAAATGTATGTTTTTGTCCATTTCAGGATTTTTTTCAGCAGGGGCGACCTCTCCTGCCATTTGCTTGCCTCCGACCACAGCACGTCGTTAAGCTGCTGCTTCGTCGGTGCGGTAGCCACCACCCTCGGGTATGGGAAGCAGCTTAAAAACCACAGGAGCGCTACCGCCTCCATTCCAGTCTTTCCGACACCCTGACCTGACTTGACCGCAACCTTGGTGCTGCACGCCAAATCCCGCAGCGATTTTTTCTGCCATTCGTCGGGTTCGAACATCATAACCTCACTGGCGAACAGCACGGGGTCACTCCTGTACTTCGGTACCCTGTCCTGGAAGAACGCCCTGCGCCTCTCCCTCTTGTCTATATCCGTCATTAGCACCCTCCGCTCCGTTGCCTGCACTACCCACGACTGTTCCAATCCAGTCTTCAAGGTCGTCCCCCTCTTCGCTGGTATTGATATCCCTCGCCTTCAACGCCGCTATCCTTGCACGCTGTTCCTCCGTTGCAAGGTCCATGTGGTCTGCTAGCCATTTGAGGGCCTGCATCCTGTCTGCAAGCCTTACCTTGACCTCGCCCTTTATCTTTGAGACCTCGGTTAACAGCGTTCCGTCAACCCCATTGGAATCCCTGACGTTTAAATAGCTTATCTTCATCTTCTCAGGCTGGCCTGTTGCCTCGTTTAACACGTCAATCTCTTTGTTGCCAAACTCCACATAATCGGTTATATCCGCAAATGCTATGTCCATGTACTTCTGGAAGATGTCATCCTCGTGTAACAGCTCTCGGTTAAACCTGTTCTGTTTCAGGTTGAGGATTTCGGTTTTTATCTTAGTATTTCTTAGTATGTTCGAACCATTAACCGCTGCCGTTTCATACGAACACCCATACGCTTTTTGGTATGCCTTTGTAGCATTGAAACACTTGATGTAATAAATGCAGAAAAGCCTCTGTTTTTCGGTTAATCCGTCATTCTCATTCAGCTCTTCAACCCCTTCTGTCATCGGTGCTTTTTTTGCTTTGGTTTGTGTCTTTATTTGTTTTGCAACGTTGCATTTTTTGTCTGCAACGTTGCAGTCCCAGTTCAGCCTGTTTTTCCAGCTTCTGATTGTGCCCTCCGGCACGTCCAGTTTATGTGCAATATCGACCAGCCTCTCGCCGGACAGGTATAGCTTTTCCGCTTCATGCTGTTTTTCACTGTTCCTTCCAGCCAAGTCACCACCTTCCTTGCCGTACCATTGGTAGAATATAAAGGTTTACATAGTGGATAAGTCTTTGTTTATCCACACCAGTGTGTGTATAGTATATATACTACGTTGTATGGTTTATTGTATGCTCTATTGTATGCTTTATTGTTTATACTCCATGGTTGAATCTGTTGGATATATTATATTATTCAATCCATACTGTTCCAGTATATTGTATTGCTATATTGTCTGTGTAAAGAAAAAAGCACTACAGCAATGCCATATACATATACCGTAATGCCTTTCCCCTGTTATTATCTACGAGGTTACATGAATAAAAAAAACAAAAAAATAAATAAAAATATATAGTTCCCAAGCAGCCTTCACACTCTTGCTTAATACCATATTACCACATCCAAAGTGTGAAAAGTGTGAAAGTTGCATTTTTTTAAAATTTTTTTACGGATGCTCCCTGATATATTTTGATATTGCTTTTTCAACAGTGGACCTGTCGCAGTTCATAAGCTCCCCGACCCTTCTGGAGCTGTATCCGTCAATGTAGCGGTATTCCATCATGAGCCTTATGCGGCTGTCGTCAATCGTCCCGATATACTCCTCCAGCTCCGCCCTGAGACCGTCGGCCTCCTCCTGCCTTTTCTCCAGCGTGCGTGAAAGCCTCTCCACATCCATGCTCCTGCGCAGTCCAGCCTTCTCGTCAAACCCCTGTATTGTGGAGTGCCCCTCTATATACGGCCACTCCCGCCCCGACGATTTCACCCTGTCCTTAACGACTGGCGTCTCCCTGCCGCCTATGTCTGCAATCCTGCCCTTTATGTCATCAATCTCCCTCCTGAGCCACCTCAGCTGTTTGAGTTTCTCCTTGGTCATAACGTTTTTACCCGCCCCGGCCATATCTACCGCCTCCTTGACATTTTCTTGTTTACCCTGTACAATATGGTTGTTGGGTTATGTTGTACGGGGTTCCGGTGTCTGGCTGGGGCCTCTTTTTCTTTTGCAAGCCTAGGACTGCGCCGTCCACTTGTACTTAGGTACTGCAACCGCCCTCTGCTTTTTCTTCTTCTTTTCCTCAAGTATTATTTCCCCCACGGTCTCCATGGCAATCCCTGTTGCCTCCGCTATCTCCTCTGAACTGCTGCCGTCGTTGTACATCTGCATTATCCTTCCTGTCTCCATTGGCGGGGTGGCGTCGTCCCCTGCCGCCTCCGCCTGCGCCTTTACGGTGTGCCTTGTGTATTTCCTCTTCGGCTTTTCGGCGGGTGCTTCACCCGTCAGTGGAGCATCCCCGTCGTGATGCGCCGCCGTTATGAAATTGTTAATCCTGTCCATGCACTCGGGGCATATATCCAAATCCCTGTATGTAAACCTTCCTGGCTTCATATCCGAATCACAGGCACGCCCCACTGTATATTGTGCATCAATGTGCCACACTTTGTCCTTGTCCTTGATTTCATTCCTGCATCTGTCGCATATTATTATTAATGACATGTCCCCATTCTCCTTTTTTGTTTTTATGCTGTTTTATATTGTCCCTTCAGTCCTTGGAGCATATCCACGCCCCGATTAATATTATTGCCACAAGGCATATCTTTGAAAATGTGTCCGACACCGCCCCCGTGAGCTCCATAACCGCCCCGAATGCAAGCACCGTCACTATGCATGTCGCAAGCACCGTTATCATCCTGCCAAGCCTCTTCATCTGCGGCCTCCTTTCCTTAACCCCTCGCCAATGTCATACGCCGTCGGCTGTTTGTCAATTATCCTTCCCAGCTCCTTTTCATCGTATGCATAAAGTGCCTCGTCGGTATCGCTGTCGTTGCACCCTAATCTTTTTTTCAGCCTGTCCGCATCAATCAGCCTCATCCTGCCCTACCTCCCTCCTGGGTATCCCGTCGAATACATTGCCCGCCACCGTCGCCTGGATGCAGAGATTACAGTCCAGGTCGTCGGCAAGCTCGCTGTCCGCCGTCCCGTCGTCCCTGTACTGCCATGTCCGAAAACCGCAGCCGTCCCAGACCACCCTTAGGTATACGGGACCGTCCTCCACCGTCTCGGGGAAGTACGCCTCAAGTATGTCGTTCTCGAATATCATGCCGCCCTTGGAATCCCTCATACCCGTGCACTGGCAGAGCGTCGCGGGGTCTATCTCGTATACCGCATTGTGCCTTTCATGCATATGTTTACTATTTCGGGTTTTTTTGGGTATTATGGAGTGCCTGCCGCCTGTCGCTGAGTTTATATACGCGTAATATCCCTCCACCCATTCACCGCTTTTGGCATCCTTTGCCTTTGATAACAACGTCTCCCTCATTTACCCATCCCTCCTACTTGTCTGGATATTATCCAAATCACCTGAAAGCACAAGCGCCGTAGCCTCTATGACTATGCTCATCATTGTCATTTCCAAATTGTCCCAATTTATATCCTTGTTGGTCTTTCTTTGCCCCACTGTCTTTTGGGTTGTCATTCCTATAAGGTCGTATACGTATCCCTTCAATGCAGGTACGTTTGCTTTCTGTCCCTTATCCATTAGGAATCTCCACATTGTATCTTTTATGGTGTTTGCAGGGTTATTCTTCATTTATTCCACCTCACTGTCTAGTTTCAATTGGTATATACATCAATCATTGCACCCATGTATCCGCATTTCCCACCGCCTTCGCAGTTAATGAATGCAGCACATTTGTCTTTGATGCAGGGAAGGAAGTATGTTATTACAAAATCTCCGTTTCCAATCATCATAGCTTTTCTTTCTTCCTTTTGTGGAAGGTAAGGGCATAATTTTAATTCTCTGCTCATATGTTCCACCCCTCTATTTCTATATCTTCAAGTATTGCATCTGTATTGAGTATTTCTGTAATATCGCCCACATCCGCACATTTGGGGAAGAATGGTTCTCCACCATGACATGATACTCCACGAGGACAGCCATCTTCGTAAGCGCAATAGTTACAATAATCTTCTTCGCCATGTTCATTTAACCATTTGTCAATCTTTTCTTCGTCAGTCAAATCGCTCACCTTCTTTCGGTTTATCGCAACGTTCAAATTCTATCACCCATACCCAGGGATTGGCTTCCCATCCGTATATGCCAAGGTCTGATTTCTTTATGGTGGAATCCCAAGTCTTGCTAAATTCACCTCGCAATGTCGGAAGATTAAACAGCTTGTCTGGAACATTGCTTGTCGAACCATAGAAGCCTTCTTTTGCTGCTTGCTGCCATGTGATGTCCTGCAACCGTTCAACTCGTACATCTGTTACCTTTAGCCATATCCTAGCTGCTTCCTTGGGCATGTGGATTGACGGTCTCCATTTTGGTTCCTGAACGACACCGCTTAAGATTTCTTTACGGAAATCTGCCTTGTATGCATTTCTATTTCCACGTAAATCACCCCTATATCCAGCAATGCCTTCATCAAAATAATTTGGACAGTATGTCTCACGCACATAAAGAATGTCTCCATGGTTGTATTTTGGCAATATCAATTTTCTTATCATATGAACATCTGGTAATTCAGGATGTTCCTTTCTGTAAGGGCTATTTAAAGCAGTGTCTACTTTGTTGCAATCTATCACCCGCCTTGTAACTGTCTTTCTGCCATCCAGGATTGCACGCACCATCTCTGTGTTAAATAACACTGGTTTTACTGACATTTATTCATTCCTCCTTCACTAAATTGGTCTGCTTACTATTTGATTGCATACTTATCGAATACTTCCTTTTTTATTTTCTTTGCCTTCTTGCGTTTGACTCCGCACTTCATAATCTTATAAGTAATAAACTTATCCTCGATTTCGCAATAATATTGTTTCATTTTAATTTTCCTTATAGATTCACTCAAAATTTCCTCTGCAATATTCTGTATATTCTAATGCACAATCTTCGCACCCTTTGTAATATACGCACTGGTAACAACTGAAATGTTCGTAACCATATTCAGGATACTTATCAGCTATGGCATTGGGGCAGCTTCCATTAACACATGTAACCCCAACATATCTTTCGCATCTATCCTTCATATGAATCTCCTTGTTTTACAATGTCAATTGCATGGCTGTAGGCTTTAATGTCCTCGTTATACCATGCGTTCATAGGTCTGTCTCCCCACATTTTATTTTCATATTCAGTTTTCCAGTATTCCAATTCATTTACAACCTTGTCCACGTCATAGGCTGTAGGTTGTCTCCTAATAAGTTCACACCACATATCAGCTAAGTTATCTTTGCAATTCTCTTTTACATAATCACAAAATCTGTCAGCATCAATCAGTCTGCTCATCTGCTTCACCTCCTCGTATTTCTACCATATCCGAAAGCGGGCATATATGGTAGAAATGAGGCACCTGATGCGTTTCTTCGAGCCACTCGTTAAACGCCCTATCCATTTTCTCCTGTAGTTTGTCAGCATATGCATATCCTTTAAGTTTAATAAATTCAGGCCAGTTCTCTACTACATCCCCGCACTCTTCGTATGCTTCCTCGTTTGCCCTGTCTAGGAGTGTGGTCACATCAACATGCGGAACATAATCCTCGCATATTCCGACAGCAATCTTATCTCCAGGCTTCTTGCCCTGCCCTATTGCATCCTTGATGCACTCCTCGATGGAGTCAAACCTGTCATTGTACCATATTTCATCATCTTGGTTTTCAGTCCATGTATATTTTCCTTCCATTACGCATTTACCTCCTCCCCTCCAGCCTCCTGTGTCTGTATTCCGCCTCAACATTCTTTACAATTATGTGCCGTACCGCCTCATCGGGTGTAATCCCCGCCTTGCGGCAGTATTTGTCAACATACAGTTTGAAATCTGGATTGTTATTATATTCCTCCATAGTCATACAAGCCGCCTCCATATTTTTAATAGTCACTGTCTTTCAATTCTTGGAATGAGATGTTTATCGGCATTTTCCATTGGCTGTTAGCGTTGTCAAGAATAAGTTTGACAAACGCCTCGGCTGTGCTTTCCTTCCATTTCCGCTTACCGAGCTGTCTTCTAATCTCTGCCTTGAACTCGTCCCTGTTCTCGTTGACTACCTCAATCATAACTTCCCTTACTGTCTTCTCGACTGTCTTTTCTGCTACATAGTCAAGGTATGGTCTAGCCCTATAGCTGTCTTTTCTGCACTCTTCCCCTTTCTCATCTACATACGTGTCTATTGTGGCATCTATCGCACTCCTTATTAATTTGTCCTTGTCTCCCAGTGCATTTACTATAGCCGCCTTGACTAACTTTGATACTTCCTCCTCTATATATGTAGGCGAGATGTTAAAAGTTGCACTTAATGGCTTGTCGTTGTTCATGTTTTGTACCTCCAATATTTTCCAATTAATCATATAATTTCAAAGAGCGTAAGCTGTTTGAAATCCCTTTCTCTTGGTTTCATATGTGTCTGTTCGTTGTTTGAGGTCTGAAATGCCTTTAAAGTTGCATTTTTGCTCTTTTCCTCATCCCAATTAAACGGATATATGATATTGCCTTGCTTTTGATATAGTCCTTTATTATCACATTCCACTTTGATATGCATGAAATAGTTACTTGTCATGATAAAATCTACATACGTTTTACCGTTTTTGTAACGTATTCCATCTGTGTATCCTTTCCCCTTTAGGGGATAGCCTTTGTCTTTTATCGGACCATCTACCAGCAATTTGTCTGGTATTTCAAAATAACACGGTTGTTCCTTTTGGTAGGTTGTATAGAATTTTACATCATGCCAAAAGGAGCTAAACTCGAAAAAATATGTATATTCTATTCCCTGTGTCCATTTGAACCAATCAGCACCAATCAAAGTAAGCATTTCACCTTCGCATAGTGCCTTTTCTCCAAATCTACAGGGTAGTGGCAATTTCATTTTTTATCACCGCCCCCTTTGCCTTGAAACGCCTACAGGCTGTGCATGAGCCTGTGCGAAATCTGCTTTTGTACAGTTCGGTGCAGTACCCCTTGCACCCTCCCCTGTCCCCCACGTAGGTTGCATTGAATTTTATGCACTCATCACAGCGTCTTCTGTGTTTTGCCGCCACGGCAAGCCTCTCCTTGTACTCACCCCCGTATTCCATGCAATACGGCTTCCTTGCAAACGCCACCTGCGCTCCCACGGTGGTATGTGCCTCTATCTCCTTCATCTCCATGACCTTGCGCCTGCGCTCCTGCTCCTTTACCAGGTCAGCCGCCGTTACCCCTGCTGCCATTGTCACCTGCCTCCTTGTCCATCACCTCTCTTGCCTTGTCGAGGTTCTCTGTGTTGTACAGTCTGTACACAATGCCCCTTACGGCTTTCGAGCTCCTCCCGACTGCCTCTGATATTGTCTCGTAGTTTTCATGTCCTTTTATCATTCTGTTGAGCGTGTCAATCTCTTCCTTGGTCCATTTTATGTGGTTGTACGCCTTGACTGGCCTGTCGCCCAATCCAAGGTCTATAATCCTTCTCTGGATTGCCCCGCACGTCCTTCCCAGGTGTCTTGACATTTCATAGTATGTATATCTTTGCTGGGCTAGCAGGCGCTCTAGTTTTTTATCTTCCGCCTTTGTCCAGGGTTTTGTTGTAACCATCCCTGACCTCTTTCTGTCGGAACGCCTCTTGGCGTCAACCCATTCCGGCTCTGCGCCGAGCGAATACTTCTCAAATTGGGAGAAATCAAGGAGGGTGCTGTTTTTCTCCGCCCACTCCCAGAAATCGTCAATATTCACCACCCTGAACCTGTTCTTCTCAACCCTCTGGTATCTTATGGGGAAGTTCCTGTTGCGTATCCATGATGTAACCTCGTATGAGTTCACGCTCCTGCCGTACAGCGTTTTGTACAGCTCATTGAGCGTCACATAGTCGCCGCACTGGGTGAACGCCCCAAGCCCCATCCTGTTTTTCCTGACAATTACAGCATTGCGTGACCTTCCAAGCTTTTTGCTTATCGTGCCTATGCTTGTCTCTCCCCACATGTCGGACAACTGCGTTTCCTCTTCGGCCGTCCAGTTCCTTGCCAGACCCATTCTGCCGTCTCCTTTCCCCACGCCCATTTTAGGGCGTGGCATTACCATGGCTTTCCCACTGTTGTTGCTGTTGTTTTTGTGATATATAATAAAATTCCCTTTGGAAATCAAAAGGCTTATTCCGGCTCGTCACCGTCGCACATCTGTATCCATATGCCCTTCCTGTCGAACACCTCGCCACGCATCTCCTGCATCCTGTCCGTGCCTGACGACTCTATCACGGCTTCCAGTGCCAGCACCCTCTCGAGCCTCTTCCTCCCGAAGCCCTTTACGTCACGCAGGTACTCGCAGGCGGCGAGCCTGTAGTCGGTCATCACCCTTGCGTTGTATTTTATATCCGTGGGGCGTGTCTCCAGGTCGGCCGTGATGCCCGCCCCCCTGACCTTCTCCGTCAGGGCGTCCCTCCGTCCCTGTGGCATGTCCCCTATGTCATAGCCCCTTGTGTGCTGCATGAGGCTGTTGATTTCATTCCCCGAAAATCCCTCACGGCTCATGAGCACCCACGCCCATGCGACCTCCGTGACCCAGTGCTGCACGCCTCCCCTGATGTTGTGCTCCTCATGGGAGTCCCTGACCATCGCCTCGTATATCTGCCTCTGCCTCAGCAGCTCCGCCTTGCTCCTCTGTTTCAGTTTCATCCACGCGCCCTCCCGTTTTCAGGCGCGTCATGCGGGACCGCCTCCTCGAGCACCACGTCCACCCTCGGCTCGTCCGAGTAGAACTTCATGCACGAAAGGACCACTATCTGCGTGTCGTCATGGTACGCCAGCCCGTTCAATGCGTCGGCGTATATCTTCGCTATGTTGTCCATGTCGGGCTTCTTCAACGGCCTTATCACGCCCGAGGCCATCAGCGCCCTGTCCTTCCTGCGTGCCGCCTTTGGTATGCCGTGGTACGCCTTAATCGTCATCCTGACGGGTCCGTGCTCGGTGAGCATACCCCCGCACTGCCTCGAGTACTCCCAGGCTATCATCTCCTCGTATGCCCTCGTCCCGTCTGGCGTGTAGGGGCGCATCCCCGCCGCAAACCTGGGGCGCCCCTTGCCCTTTGGCTCGCCCCACACCGTGAACGCCTTCCGCGCCGTTGCTGTTGCTGTATTCCCTTCCTCCATGTCTGCCTCCTCACCTGTTGTTAGCCATTATTTTGTTTTCAATGTCCGCCATGTCGTAATCATTTTTCTGGATGCGGTTGAATTTGTTCCCGCCGCCTCCGCCATTGGCGCCGTTGCCGCCGCCGCTGTCCTGCTCCCGTGAAAGCCAGCCGTTTACAAACCTTGCAACGCCCCTTCTGGTCTTTCTCTTCTCCGGGTTTGAAAGGGACCAGCCCCGCATCTCGTTGAACTGTTGCTTTACTTCCACCTTTGGGTAAAGTCTTACGTATTCTGCGAATAATGCCTGGCTCGGCCTCCACTCAGTACCGTCATTGAGCATGATTGCCGCCACATCCGCCTCCGGTTCGGAGTCCTGCCTGCCAGGGCTCCGAGCAGAAGTCTTTATATATATATCTTTCTCTATCTCTATCTCTGCGTTACATTTTGTTACACCGCTGTTACATTTTGTTACATTGCTGTTACATTGTAACGCTTCGTTGTTACATTGTAACGTTTCCGTACAGGCTGGCGTTTTTTTCGCCCTGTGCCTCCGTACACGCTCCGCCGACTCGCTCTCGTACCCTATCGAGGATGGAATGTCGGTCATGAAGTACTCATTCGGGCTTGTGATTTCAAGCAGCCCGCATTTCTCCAGGTATGAAATCGTAACCATGACATTCTCCGTGTCCTCGTTCAGGTCAAGTGCTAGCTCCTCGGCGAAGCTGTCCTCTATGCCCTCATAGTAAAGGCTTCCCTCGTTCTTTAGTGACAGGAGGAGGAGCTTGAGGTATATGATTGTGTATGTGTCCCCTCCCGCTATCCTCCTTAGTTTCTTAACCTCCCTGCTGTCAAACCAGTCGTTCTTCAGCTTGAGCCAGTAATATTTCTTTGCCGCCATGTGTTTAAGCCACCGCCCTCGTCCCATGCCACCGCAACGGCGTGCGGGGCATTCTGTTATTAGTAATGCTCTTTCAATCACGCCGCGCGTCCTAGCACACGTACACCTCGGCACCCGTGAGCGCCATCACGCGCCCCTTGAAGTCCTCCGCCCTGGAGTTGTCGCCGCTTAAATGCAGCAGGTACACCCGCCTCAGCCTTGAACGGTCAAGCCCCTCAAGCGTCCTAATGCACGCCTCTATGCTCATGTGGGAGCGTACCGTCCTTGCGGCCCTCGCCGCATCCACGCGCCCGCCCATGACGTTCCTTTCCAGCTCGTCCATGTCGAAGTTCGCCTCTATCATGACGTGCGTGAGCCCCTCCACCCTGTACTTCACGTAGCAGGTGTCGGTCACGTACATCAGCCTGTCGGCTGTCCCGCCGCCCTGTATGACGAACCCGAGCGGCTCCGCCGTGTCATGCTCCACGTCAAACGGGGTGACGGTGAACGCCCCCGCCGTGAACGGTCTGAGCGCCTCCACCCCGTGGAACCTGTGCCCCGAAAGCCCCGCGGCCTCCAGGGTGCCTCGGCTTGCATATATGTCCACGCCCAGCCGTGCCAGCCCCTTCGCCGCCTTTATGTGGTCGCCGTGCTCATGCGTCACAAGGCAGCCTGCAAGCGACGAGGCGGTGTAGCCGCACCCCTCCTGTATCCTTTCAAGCGGTATCCCCGCATCCAGCAGGAGGGATGAGCCCCCGTCCGTGATGATGTATGCGTTGCCCGTGCTGCCCGACGCCAGCGGCTTCACCACCATCAGAATCCCGGACCGCCCGAGGCGGCCTGCATCTGCTGCGTTTCTGTCTCGAACTGCCCCGCCACAATGTTCCCGATTGTCTGCTGTACGGGTTTTGCATCGGCGGGCGGCTCCGTCACGGTCTGTGGTGTCTGTGACGCCTGCAGCGCCTGGACAGGCTGCGTTGTTTCTATAGGCTGCGGCTGCGGTTCGGGCATGTCTATTATGACGGTCCCCGTGTTTGCCTCCACCGCATCCTGCGCCTCCAATGCCGCCATGCGCAGCTCCTGCTGCTTCATGTACTGGTAGGCGTCGTCTATCTTCTTGGGGTCGCGCGGCATGTGCTTTGCGCTGTAGACCTCCCTCTTGAGGGTCTTCAGGTACATTTCCTCCCTCCAGCCATCGGTCTCCACCTCGACCTGCCTGCCTTTCTCCCATTTTGTGGTCTTTCCGCCCCAGAACTCGGCCGCCGCATACTGCGGCTTCCTCTTCTCTATGTCCTTCATCGTCATTATGACGAGCTTGTTCTTCTCGGGCTGCGCGTACTCTATGTATCCGAACCCGCCGACCACCTCGCCCCTGTCGAAGGCGTTGTTTATCTCGAACTCGTAGGACTCCACTCGGTTGTCCCTGTTCTTCTTGACGGGCTTGAACGTGTCCGTGCTGTAGACCAGCTCTATCGTTACCGCCGTGGGCTTTTCAAGCGCGTACTTCTCGGCTATGTACTGTATGCCGTTGTAGCCGGGCATCAGGTTCACAGTGTAGAGCTGCGTGCCCGCCTTCGCCTTCCTGTTGTTGTCCTTGTACGGTATCGCCGACAGGTGGTTGTCCTGCATCATGTCAAGCCCCATCCTCGCATAGTGCACCACGTCGAGCGCGAGTGAGTTGAGGTCCACCGTGTTCCAGTTTATCGGGTCGTTGTTGTCATACTTGTGTTCCTTGTTGTTTGAGTTTTTGCCGAGGCGTTTCTCATCCGCCATCTTGAGCGACCTGTCTATCGCTATAAAGTAGCCCTGTATGAGCTGCCTCTGGTAGTCGGTGACCTGCACCGCCCCGACCTGCCCGCCGAACTCCTTCAATACCTTGTTGGTGAACGCCTCGCTTGCCTTAATCGGCACGCCGCCCGTGTTTGCCACCGCGTTTGTGTTTTCATTCATTTTCTTGTTCCTCCTTGTCATTTACTCCGTCATTTATCCAGTCGAAGATTGTCGCCTGCCCCAGCACGGGCTCCTTGAGCCTCTGCTCCGCCAGCGCCTTCATCTCGCACTGGCAGCCGTAGCCCTTCTCTATCGCCTCCGCGCTTGTGAGGAGCCTCCCGCACCGCAGGCACTTCCTCGCCCTTATCGTGAACACGTCCGCATTCCATCCGCTCATAGGCCGCCCTCGAACCGCATCGCCTTGTCAGCCTCGGATACGACGAGCCTTATGAGCTGCATTCCGCCGGCGCCGTCGAACCTTGTGACCGACTCGGCGTTGTCGATGAACACTGGGAGCTCCACACCGTAGTGTGCGGCGAGGGTTCCTATGACCTCAAGCCCCGCGTTTATCCTTGCGGCGTTGTTGGCGCTCTTGAACGGCACCATCACCCCGTTGCACGGGATGAGCGCCTCGCAGTCGTCGGATATGCCCCCGTTGACCTGCTCCACGAAGAGCCTGAACCTGAGCGTGCGGAATTTTGAGTTTATCCTCTCGTCGAGCATCGCCGCCTTGGTCCTTGTGAACAGCTCGCAGAGGTGTATGCCCTTCTTGACCAGCCCGTACTGTGTCCCGAGCTCCTTCTCCCGCGCCTCAAGCTCGGCTATCCTTGCATCCTGCCTTGCCACAACGCCTATCTCGGTCTTGAGCGACACGCACCCTTGTATCCTGCCCCTGAGCGTTTCAACCTCTCCCGCGCCTGTGTCCGTCCGTGCGGCATCCGCCCTTGCCGCCTGTATCCGTTCCCTGAGCGATGCAATGCCCCTGTCAATCTCAATGCACTCCTGTGTTGAATCATACGGCTGCCGTGCGGGTACTGATTCCTCCGCCGCCCTGATGTCCGATTCAAGCGCCGTTATCTCGGCCTCCTGTGCCGCAAGTCTTTCGGAGAGTGTGGCAAGCCCCGCCTTCCTTCCGTCTATGGCGTCCTGGCTGCACTCGCTCTGCCCCCTGCGGCTTATCTCTTCAAGCCTCTTTGACTTTGCGGTGTTGAACGACTCCCTTGCGGCGTTCACCTGCTCCTCTGGGAGCGCCTGCCCGCACGTTGGGCATACGGTTCCGCCCTGCCACTGTCTTGCGTTCTCACGCTGCCACTCCTCCAGGAGCGACTCCCTCTGTGACTCCATGCGGCTGATGTCCTCCCGTGCGGCCTGTATGTCACGCTCGGTCCGCGAGGCGGCGTATTTTTCATCGTCCCTCCTGCGTTTGAGTGAATCCACCCTTGCAAGCGCCTCCCTGCGCTCCCCCGCGCACCTTTCGGCGTATTCGGCGGCGCCCTGGGCCCTTTTCGTTTCCAGCCCTGAAAGCTCCACCGAAAGCGCCACCGCCTCGGTGTTGACGCCCGCGGCCGCCTTTGCCTCAAGCTCCCTTATCTGCCTGTTGTATCCGTCTATCAGGGAGTCCAGCGCCGCCGTGTCCGTCTCACGCCCCGTCAGGTCGGGCTTTGCCCTCTGCGCCTCGTTTATCATTGCCGGTATGGATTCAAGCTCCCCGTCGATGTCGGACTTCCTCTTTGCGGCTATCTTCATGTACTCGTCAACCGTGTACGGCGCCCCCGAGCCGCCGGGTTTTTCAAGCAGCTCTGGAAGTTCCGCAAGCTCGGCGTTGGATGCGTACACCTCCCCGTCGTCAACGTCGCCGCACACCTTGAGGAGTATCCCCCTCCTGTCCGCGGGCTTCATCGTGTCGAGGAAGTAGTCGTACATGGTGAGCATCTTCGCAAGCTCCTCGTCACGGTAGATTGACGCCATCGCTCCCTTGAACTCCGCCTCCTTGACTGGCACGCCGTCTATGTAGTAGTCCGACGTGTGCCCCGAGAACACCTCCTGCGCGCTGCCCTTCTGGGTCTTGTAGACCTCGTGGTAGTCCTTTTTGAACACCCTTGCCGCCCCGTCGTCCGTCTCGGCGGTCATCTCCACCGTGTGGCTGAGGTTGTGCGACCCCGAAGTCTTGGGGGTGTAGCCCTTCTCGCCGTTTGCCGCCTTGCCGTACATAAGCCATGTGAACGCGTTGTAGAGCGTGGACTTGCCCGTGCCGTTGTCACCGTACACGGCGCAGCTCCCCCCTTTTGGCTCGAATTCAAACGCCTTCACGCCCTGGAAGTTCTCCAGCCTCATTTTCAGTAACCTCATAGTTGTAACCTCCTGAATGTTTTTAATGTCTTTTTATTCAATTTTTAATGGAAATTATTTTGAAAAATAATGGTCGCCCACCTGGAGGCACGGCGTGCCGTACTCACCGTAGGCGTAATCTGTGAAGAACAACAGCTCGGTATTACTCCTCTGTTCCAGCTCCATTGAAACCGCCTCAAACGTCTCGTCAGAAATCGAGACCGTGGATATTGAGCCGTTCCAATAACTTGCAAAGTGGTAGGGCTGAGTAATGACACCCTCTATTGTGTCGGGGAAGTCGGGGCTGTCCACGCGGTTTAATATAACGTCCGCCACGAGCCTCTTGCCTTCAAGCCCCTGGTTGCCCGCCTCCGCCTCGACGCAGGCTGCCAGTAATTCCAGTTCGCCCCAGTAGTCCTCCTCGGCAATCTGTTCCTCCGTCACACCGTACATCCCGTAATCGGGCTCAATGTCGCCTGTTATGACGGTCTCGTCATCCGTATATCCCTCCACCTCCCGCACCGCGTCAACATAGACAACGTATGCGGGCTTCTTCTCCTTTGTGAGCACCTCGTGCTGGTGGTATGCGGATGCGCCCAGCCCCATCACGAAGCAGCCCGTGAACATCCATGCCGCAATATTGAGTAACCTGTCCACTTCCTATCCCCTTTCCTGCCCTGCAGCCGTCTTCAGCATACCCGCCTGCTCCTCCTGTTTGCATCCTGCTCGTTCTTAATGAGCTTTATCCTGTATTCCTCAAGCCCCGCCGTGTCAAACAGTATCGGGCTGTTCCTCTTTGTCATGTCCTGCTTCCAGGCAAAGCGCTGGTCCTTGCTCCTGTAAGCATCCATCAGGAATCTTGTGGGTATCCCCATTTTTTCGAGTTCCCTGATTTTCATGACCTGCTTTGGATATTCCATATTCCCACCGTCCTTTCTTTTTTCATTTTTACGGATACCCTCTGTGCAGCGCACGGACTAAATCCGTGCGTTGCGGTGTCTGGTTTTCATATAACAACGCCTTTATGGGCGCTGCACAGAGGATACCCGCCTTTTTTTCCTACCGTGCCCCCTGCGCAGTGTACAGGGCATGGGGTAATCTGTCTGTACACCGCTTTTACGTAAGAGAAGTTTAAAAGTGTTTGCAGTGCAGGGACTTCTGCAAGTCATATACACTGCACAGGAGACACGGGTTGTTGCTTATTTTTCCGGCTTCAGCTCGATAATTAATTGGATTGAACGTTTAGGGTCGCCGATGATGTTCCACCGTTTGACCTTTCTGTTTTTTATATTTTTCCAGCATTCAAGCCTCTTTTCTATACTCTGGCTCTTGTCGTATCTCGAGAAGCTGGCTTTGTCACAGTGTAATATGCTTGGGCTCTTCATCTCCCCTGACTCTTCATCATAGTATGGTGCAGCCTCGTATATTGACACGCTAACGCTGCGGTTGAAGTCGTAGTTCTTTAGAAATTTTTTTAGCGTCATTCCCCTCGCCCTCCTTCTTCTTGAAGCTTGTACACACGTACATCCTTAAACTCTCCATGCACTTTGTGTAATAAATACAGTCCCTACAGGTCATGTGGTTTCCCTGCTCCCTTCCTGCTGTTTCAATTTGTCCCTCTCTACTTTGTAGAGCCAGTCGCTTTCATCATCGTTACATATGCCGTAGTACTCTGCGGTGCGTGTGAAATTGTAGTGCATCCCGTAGAATGACTGCAATGCCAGCCTTGCCATGTCCCATCTAGCCATATGCCTCTGTACGGCGATATCCTCCTTGAACCATTCCTCGGAATATTCCCTGCACCTGCTCTTCCTGCACAATGCCTCGTCCAAAAAGTCCACATAGTCGCACATGTTCATCCCGAACACCGACCCTAAAAACCATTCCTTATCCAATTTCATGTATTTCATTCCCCTCACCCCTTCCTTTGTTTTACTCCTGTACCGTTACGCTACTGTTTTCCGGCAATTCAAGCTGTATCGGCTTTTTGTTCATGTTGGGCACGCCCAAAACCGTGCTTGTCTGAAATGCGCCGTCGCACGTCACCCTGATTTCCGTATACGGGTCGCACTCCCTGTTGATGTATTCCACCAACGGCCTGCACATATCCTCCAACCGCCTGCAACGCGGGGCTGTGGATTATGTGTTATACCACGCTCCAACGTCTTATTTATCTTCCTCAGCTCGTCAACCACCTGCATTGTTGCCTCTTTGACATCACCCCTGCTTGCGCCTGTCAGCCAATCCATTCCCTCACCCCCTACACCGTCACGGTGTGCTTTCTCTCTTTATCCTCTTTCTTTTATTCCAACAAATCGTCTATTGGGATATTGAACACCTTTGCAATCTGATTGCCAAGTGCCAGTGTGGGCGTTTTGGAATCCCTCTCTAGCTGACAGATGTATGATTTTCCCAATCCCAACTCATTACCAAGCTCTGTCTGTGTCATTCCGTTTTCCACCCTAAGCCTCTTAATGTTCTGACCTATGCTCATTCAATTGCCTCCCCTCCTGATTTTGTATAAAAGATAAAGTATAACTATATCCAAGGCTACAACCGCAACATCAAGAACCACGTTCAGCATCTTCATCTTTATCATCTCCCTTCATAAATTGATATGTTTTATATTGACAAAAAGCCCGAAAAAGACTAACATATCCTTATAGGGGAGGTTTCCCTCCCCACAACCTAATTCATGAGGTCTTTGATTAAATCAAACAGTGCCCTGATTAGGTTTAGGATTGCGGTGATAAGAACTATCTTTTCGAGGTGAGAGTTCTTATCACTTTTTTTGTGCTTTTTCCTGCCCATTGTTCCTTTATCCTCCTTTACTTTAATTATTGATGTGTGTTATTATGTAATTGAATTGTTTACTATAGTAAATATTATATCTCATTTTTTTGAGAAATCAATATTTTAAATCTCATTTTTTTAAGATTGTCAAAATTATCTAATTTTCCTTCTTATAATTTGTGAGATATGCACATGGAGGTGTGTTATTATGTTTTGGGAACGTTTTTATCAATTATGTGAAAAGAATGAAACAAAGCCAAATCCACTTGGCAAAAGCCTAGGCATTTCTTCTGGTGTCCTTACAAAATGGAAATCTGGCAGTATTCCAAATGGTGACTCTCTTATTAAGATAGCTGACCGCCTGAACTGCTCCGTAGACTATCTTCTTGGACGAACCGACTTGGTAAACTACACCGACTATGGTGCTAAAAATGATGATGACTTTGTGGAAATTATTATAGAAAAAACACACGGACTTAATGATGAAGGTCAAGCAGAACTATTAAGATACACCGACTACCTGCTTTCAAAGGATGAATATGTCAAATCGAGGCAAGACGAAGCGGCAATATAATATCCTTCGAGTGTTATCGAGGGGGAAATGATTTTGATTAATTTTGAATTAACTCAGTATACTATCAGTTTCATTCAATGGTATGTATCAAACTGTTACATATAATTAAAGAGGTAGCTTCATGGGCAAATTAGATATTTCCGTTCCTAACAGACCAAAACCGACTTATGCTGAAGCTTGTAAATGCAAATATTCCTATCCACTTCCATTTATCTCCTTTCAAATAAGATTTGCCCCAAGCAGGTCAAAGAATTATAAGACTGCTGTTTTTATAT